TGAACCCGGTAGTTCTCCTCCGAGATGCCGCAGCGCTCGTCGGTAACCTCGACGACATCGAGGAGCTCCTGGCCGACGTTGGTGGGGATGGTGATGACGGCTGGCTCAGCCTCCTGGGCTCGGGTCCTGAGGAGGGCGTCGGCCCTCTCCTGTGCCCTGGTGGCGTCCTGGAGGTTGGGGTCATAGTCCTGCTCGAGCTGGTCTATGGCCAGGGCCAGTAAATCCCAGTCCAGGGCTTCTTCCAGGATGCGGTTGTCGTCGGTGTCCCGGCCGATGGCCCGGGCGCGGGAAACGGTGACGGCCTCGGTGTATTTGCCGCTGAGGATGACATGGTCGGTGCCGTAGGAGTAGCAGCTCTCCTCGCTGGCCAGGGGGTTCTTGGTGAAGGCTTCCTGGCCACGGAACACGAGCTTATCGGGGACGAAGGACAGGAGTTTATTGAGTGCTCGAGTTCCTTGAGTACTAGAGTTTACGGTGAAGTCGGGGTAGAAGTTGTTGATGGCGGAGGACCGGGGCTTGGCGGGGGTGTTGGTGAGCTTTATGCCGGCACGGGCTAAGAGCTGGTAAAGGATTTGGCAGACGTTCTTGGGGTTGACGGCGTCCTTGTTCCACCTCATCTGGTAGCGGGCCGTCCAGCGGTCCATGAGGCCCCAGCCATCTAAACAGCGAATGGTGAATAGTGATTGGTTAGGGGTTGAGGAGTATTCCCAGGAATCAATCCAGTAAGTGCCGGCTTCGACGGTCTCAGCTCCTGCCGTCGTCTTATAGCCGAGCTCAAGGACGATTTCGCTGCGCTTATTGATGAGGGAGGGTACGAGACCCTCCCCTACGTTGTATTGCCCTTTGGAGTTGTCGAGCTCAATCCTGAGAGCATGGGCGGGTACAAGACCCGCCCCTACAGACTGGGTGAGAGCAACAATATCTTTGGTCAAGTCGAGGGGCGAGTCGGCGGGGCGGGGGGCTCTCCAGACTCCGTCGGGACGCTCCATCCACCAATAGTCAGCGGTGCTCTGGAGCCTCAAGCCGTAACTTGAGCTGATGTCCAGGGAGGGCTTGGGCTCGGTGAAGGTGGTATCGCTCCAGTATGTGCCCTTGACCGTGTGACAAGCGAGGGGGCGGGTGTAGGCGGTGGTACCTGCGAACTTCTCCACGGCGATGATGCGGTTTGTCTCATAGGACTGGGCCGATGCAGGCAGGTGGCAGTCGGGGTACTCGTAGGTGATATCCTCCCCGTCGGGGGACATCAGGAAGCTCTCCAGAAGCAGGAAGTTGTAGGTGTTGGAGAAGTTGGTGCGGAAGAGGTCGTAGTGATTATAGGGGGTGTCGGACTCTTTAGCGGCAAGGACGATCTCGCACGCTGGGGTGGAGGCGTTGAAGGTGGCTCCGATGCCGTAGGTATCCAGGAATATATGGGTGGCGGCGCCATGAAACTCCTTGATATGCTGGCTGGTTGTCTGGTCGGAGGTATCAAGGACAATGCCATTTAGCTCGTTGGACTTAAGGGCGAAGCAGACGACGATATCACCGGTACCCCACCAGCAAGCGGCCAGGGAAAGGACGTCGGCGTAGCCTGCGAGCTGAGCATCATCCCAGGACTGGCCGTAGTCGTGGCTGTAGTATTTCCAGAGGACGTTGCCGGTGGTGCGGTAGAAGATATAGACCTTAGCTCCCTGGCTTGCGATAGCACAGGGCCCGTCGCAGTCGGTGGCGATTTGAGTCCACTGGGAGAAGTCAGAGCTCGGGCCAGGGTCGGTGATTTTCTGACGGAGGAGGGTACCAGACCCTCCACTACGGATGCGGTGCATGCTCCCCTGGCCGTCGAAGGCGATGCCATGGTGGTCGTCGGGCTCACTTCCCTGGTAAAGTCTAGTATAGTAAAGTCTTTTAATGCCCTGCTCGTAGTCATAGACCTTGGCCTCGACGTAAGGGAGGCGGTGGGCCTTCTTCTGGGCGGCTAAGAGCGTGGCTGATAGGGTTCTCATTGTACCTTTAAGTAGTCAGTAGTCAGTAGCCAGTAGTCAGTAGTCAGCATTCAAAAGAAGGCCTCCTGGATGATTTTGGCGATGATGAGCCAGGCGATGACGCCGATGGCTCGGCCGAACATGTAGTAGTGATGGTCTCCCTTCAAATCGTTTAGCAGCTCCCCTGAGGGCTGATACCTGGCTGGCCATGGAGCGAGGACTTCGCAGAAGCCTTCGACAAGGGCGTGCCATTCCTGGTAGCAGTCCAGGAAGGCTGAGAGCCGAATGCCTTTCAGGAACTCCATTAGCTTTGCTCCTTGTTGTCTTTCATAACTCCCTAACCCCTCTTACCTTAAGAGGGGGATTCGCTTGTTTTACCCGCATGTACCTTTTTGTCCACCGCTCTTGGCGCCTGCGCCTGGCCCCGGTCTGCCGGGGTTGCCGCCACCACGGCCATCTCTGGGACCTCTGGCTCCTATAGGTGGGCCTGTTCCATTACGCTTGGGCATTGGTACCTCCTTTCTTCTCCTTGATGTGCTGCACCGTCCTATCGCCGAACCACCAGAGGATGCAGCCGCTGGCTAAGGCCAGGAACCACTGGGGGGCATCGATCCCCTCGACGACGACCTGGGCGATGACCGCGGCAAAGATGATGGTCACGGCGGGCCTGGTGACGGCACGGAATAATTCGGTGAAGACCTCCACTAGAGTTGGGCTTGACTTATTCTGCGTTTCTGCCATTTTCAATTATCCTCCTCATCATCGTCTAGATCATATTCGCCGTCTCCGCCAGTCTCTTTGTGATGCAAGAAGTGAACACAATCATCTGGCTGAGGAAGCCCGCCAGTGTCATCCATGTCGCAGTAGCATTCCTGTCCACAAATCTCACAAGTGTGTGCCATTAGTAAACCTCCTTAGAGGCCCTGAGAAGCTCAAGAAAGCCCCTGTTTCCGTTTTTACCACTTATGATACCCAGAGCCTTCGTTCCTGAGCATGGTTATGTTAAATCAGGGCGCCCAGGGTGTCGGGGACGGACTTCCCTGCCTTTTCATAATGCCTGGCTAAATGCCGGGCGGCCTGGATGATGTCCTCCTCGGAGGCCTGGACCCTCTCCCCCCGGTAACCGCCTCGACTCAGGGCGGCAACCGCTGCCGGCATGCGGTCCCAGTCCACGGTCTTCTCGATATCTAGGCGGGGACTAGCCCCGCCACTACGGATAGCCCGGAAGATGGCTTTGGTATGGTGGGGGAGCTTCCAGGTCTCGGGATCCTCCGGGTCGCCGACGATGGCGAAGGCTTCTTTGGGGAGCCCCTCTTTGGCCTTCTCCTTTTCGAGTGCTTCTTTTACTTTTGATTTAGCCATGATTCTCCTCCTTCTTTGAGTTCTAACGTCTTCTAACCAGAAAATGCAGACCATTTAATCTCTATTATCTTGTCGGCTGCTACGGAATTTTTGGTACCGTACCAGGCTCTGTAGCCGTATGCGGCTGGTAGATTAGTAGTATGCGTAGCTACTAAAACGCTATTACAGTAGAACTTGACTTCGCCGCTACCGCCTAGGGCCACTAAAACCTTAGGGCCGTATCGGGCGAAGTCAATACCAGTATCAGTCTGAGTGCCATTTGTGCCATTACCATTAGACGCATAGAGCCTGCCGTTTAGAATCCGAAAGCCAACGTGCCTCTCGGTTAGTGATGGGAATGAGTTAGGGGCTTCCTCTGTTCGCCTGGCTGCAGCCCAAACTTCACTATCGGCTACAGTAGAACGAAGTGCTATGTGACAGGCGTACAGTCTGCCAGAGGACACAGGACTCATTGAGACTGAAGTACCACAATAGAGAGCTCCGATGCTTCCCGATGTAGCACCTGTGGCCGGTCGCATGGCAAGTATACCCAGCCAAGTCACACTCCCGCTACCTGTGGTGTAATCAGTCCAGTTATCCCTTGTCTGCCAGTCTGTGTATGACCAAGGCCTGTAGATAATGAGCTTGCTGATATCAAGCAAGTCATCACCTAAAAACTGATGCCTTGAAGCATGAGGGGCTAAATCTGAAAATTCAAGGGCATTCTCAGCAGTATTGATCTTAGGAACCTTGCCGGCCTGGCCGGAGTAGCTGGAAGGGGTATCAGGCAACTGAAGGAAGGTGGAAGGTTTAGCATCCACTTCCTGCTTTCTGGCAATATCATCTGAGGTCGAGGGAGCTGCCACCTTAGCTCGTCCTGAAGCATCTCTATGGACTAACTTATTGGCAGTGGCAGCACTGGTTGAGCCGTGAACTCCTGCAGCAGATGCTGCTTCATGATTAGCCAGGGCGGCCTCAGAGGCAAAGTCAGGGTCGTGTTTCTCGTTGCCGTGTTCAACCGGTGGCTGGGGCTGAGTATGAGTCTCGCTGGTGCGATGGGTCTCTACCAGGGAAGCGGCGACACCCTCCTCTTCGAAGTCAGGGTCGTGATACTCGTTGTCGTGGACCTCCATGCCTCCGCCAGGCGTGCCCCCGGGCCAGGTGGCGATGACGCAGGCGTCCCTGGGATTGCCCCCGGGAATGGCCAGGATGACATAGTTGCCGATGACCAGGGCCGACGATGGGATGTTTTTGGCCACGCTGATGTCATCGAAGTAGGTCGTGAGGGAGCCTGCGAGCTGGACGCCCGCCTTGTAGGTACCGCTGTCGAAGTTTTTGAGGATGCCGACTTCAATCATTTTGCAGTAGTCAGTAGTCAGTAGTCAGAATCCAGAATCTTTGCGTCACTTTGCGTCTAGTCTTCCGTGTAGAGCTGGTGAGGGATGACTTTAGAGCTGCGGGAGACGGCTTTGAGCTTCTTGTCGTAGCGGTCGAGGCGTTCCTTGCCCCAGGCCTTGAAGTTGATGGTGGCGTGGCGGCCGGCAATGCTGGCCCTGTCTACTGTGTAGGCCGAGGCCGACATGGCCAGGTAACCGGTGGCGCCCAGGACGATGATCTCGTCATGCTCGGTTGGTATGGTGGAGGTCTCGGCGGTGAGGGTGTGCTTCTTAAGCCACCTCACCCGGGCGTCCTCTCCGTCCCCTTCATCCTCCATATAAAGGTGGCCGGCCCAATACTCGGTGCGCTGGAAGTATTTGGGCTTGTAACCGATAGGGAACTCGACCGACTCGATTTCGAGCAAGCCTGACAGGGAAGAGATATCGAGTTCGGTATCGCCGTCGGTGGTAGCGATGTCGTCCTGCTGCTCAATGGGGGCATGAAGGGAGTACTCCGTGACTACCCTGTCGATGGCGCCGTCGACCTCGTCGTCCGTCCAGCGGTAGTTCTCGGAATCCGTGTCCTGGAGGTCCTCCCGGACCCGGGCTCTCATTTCGGTTAAGTTCATCGCTTCACCTCACGGGGTGGGTTCGGGGCTACACTCCTGGCAATGAGGAGCATAGCCAGCAGGCGTTTTTGGGGAGGAGGAGGCTCGACTTTCCCCCTCCCACCTAAACCCGTAATGAGGCGAGTCTGGCATGCTCGGGCAATCCTCTCTTCCCGGGGAGGGAGGGTGAGCCTCCCTCTCCGGTGTAGAAAGGAGGTATGAAGATAGCGTGCCAGGGGGATTGGCCAGAGCCGACCTCGTGGGTTGGTAATCCTGCCTGGCACAGTCATTAGTCTCTCACTCCTGTGAGCATGGCGCACTTAACGATGGAAAAGTTGGCCAGGGATACATACCACTTGACCCTGGTCCGGGCAGCGTCCTTGGTCTCCAGGGAGCCGAGGCGCTCGACCTGAATCACCTCGGGGCTGGTAAGGCCGCAGACGGCGCCCTCTCCTATCTGGAAGGCAAAGATGGCCGAGCAATCTGCTGACGTGCCCACGGTGTAGCTGTCCTTTACCCAGTCGGAGATGGCGACGGGGATGCCG